GAGTCCACTGTAAATAACATGAAAGAAATCTTCACGCAGCCGATCGGAGACTGGAAAGCAGAAATCAATGAAAGAGTGCGTGAAATCTCAATTAAGAGTGGGATTGACTTCCAGACGATATACAACCAGATGTACGGAGAACTGGAAACGACAGCACATTGCAGCTTGAAACGTTTGCAGGAAAACAAACAGAAGCGCATGGAAAAGGCAGGAAACACCAAGTCCGCTATTAAGAGTGAGACGACAAAAATTGCGGTTGTTTTTGAGAAGCCGCAGCTAAGGGCAATATTTGAGGGAATTGTAAAGAAATATGCAATGAGATATTGCTCATAGAACTAAAGACAAACCCACCGGTCAATAACAGGCTGGTGGGTTTTGCGTTGAAAGGAGGTCATTATGTTCGTAGTAAATGGAGTAACATGGAGAATAGCACGCGTATCATCTGGAAGCGCCTGTTTGAAGCGTTCAGACGGCTCAGAAACGGTCGGAGTAACAGACGGCAATACATTTACCATATACATATCAAATAGGCTTAGAGGGGCGTTCCTGCGCAGAGTGATGGCGCACGAATTATGCCATGTGTTCTGTATGTCATATAACATTCACATGCCGATTGACCAGGAAGAATATCTGGCGGATTGGCTCAGCTTGTACGGGGCAGAGCTTGTATATTTATTGGATGAAATTTTGTCAAAGAATATGCTACACAAGGTCGGTTAAAAGTGGTATAATGAAAGTGAAAAGACTGGAATGTGAAACTGTATTAGTATTTATAGACTATATATAAATATTAGCATATTCTTTTGATTGTGAATTTTGTACAAAGGAGTTAAAGGGAAGATGTACGATAAAATCAACACAATTCATGATGTGCTTAGAGAACGTTATGTTTACGGTGCGGAACTGGTGGGACGGTATGGCTTTCCACAGCTCCCTGTTTGCAACCCGAATTTGTCAGGAGCGGTTGCAGTTCCTTTTAATCTTGCGAGAAAAGAGAAGAATCCAAGAAAGGCAGTCTGCCATTTTTTTATTGACGACTATCAATTTGAGTGCTATTGGAACAATCCAGAAAAGTACAGGGGAATTCTGGAGAACTTCCGATATATCTGCACGCCGGATTTTTCGCTCTACGATGATATGCCGCTTGCATTGAAGATTTGGCAGACGTACAGGAGCCGCGCAATTGCATGGATGATGCATGATACTCATTTGCCAATAATCCCCACGGTGTCATGGGGGTCACCGGATACCTGGGAATACTGCTTTGATGGTCTT